TTTTGTGTTTTTTATTTTGTTTTGTTTTTTCTTTTTTCATTCTTTTTTTTCTTAATTTGGGATTTTTCATTTTTTTTTTTTTTTTTTTTGGATATGTTCTTTTTTTATTTTTCTTTTTTTTAACAATAATAGGAATATAATCTTTAATCGTTTTAATTTGTTTTTTTGTTACTCGAGACATAATTTTATTATTTTCATTTAATTTGAAATCCGTATTAACTTTTTTTCTTGGTTTTTCTTTTAGATTCTTATATTCTTCTTGAAGTATATCTTTTTTATCAATAAATTTATAGTTTTTTATCAATTCTTGAACATATTGATAAAATGAACCATCAACAGTAGAATTTATAGAATTGTCTCTTAATAACTCCTTAGTTGATTGAAGTATTCGTTTCCTATAAAAATGAATATCTTCTTTAACAGTATTATTTGATAAAGTATTTATTTTTTGATTATATTTATCTACAAAACTTTGATTAGTTAAATATAATAAATCTACGTTATCTTTACTATTCATTTATTGTTTAGTTTCATTATTTATATCTTTAGTTTTACGCGATTCGTCTTCTTTAAATGGCAAATCTCGAGTTTGAACTCTTGTATGGTTATTAAATAATTTATATCCTAAATTACATTTGTTAGGATTAAAGGCTGAAAAATTTTGTTTTTGAAAAAGTAAATTATTTTTAATATGTTGTTTTTTTGTTGTTTGGGTTAAATATTGATTATGAAACAAATCACTTTTTGTATCAGGAATATATTTACTTTGGGGTGCTTTTTGTAAAGGGTGAATTGTATTTCTTAAAACAGTTTCTACATCTACATTTTTTGCGAAACCATTAAAGGGTGCAGATTGACCTGGATTAAACATTTTGTGCTGGTCGTATGTTGTAAATTTTCCATGATTGACACTTGATGGTAAATGACAATCTAACATAGGGAAAAGAGTAGCATAAGTATCAACTGGTCGTCCAAAATAACTTTGACCAATTTGATGACTAGGTATATTTCGATCAGATATTCTGCTACTTAGTTCTGTATTCCTATTTGTTTGACAATAATAGACATCATGAAGGTTTGTTCCCATATATATATAGTCTAACAAAAATAAGTTAAAAGAATTTTCCTAAAATAACCTATATGTGTGGTATATTTGCATTGTTTAATAATTTAAAATATAGTAAGGAAGTCGTTAAACTTCTATTTATGGAAGGAAAAAATAGAGGACCAGAAAATAGCCAACTTCACTCTATAGATGCCTATAAAATGTGTTTAGGTTTCCATAGATTGGCTATTAATGGTTATAATGACAATAATGCAAATCAACCTTTCCAAATAGATAATATTTGGTTAATGTGTAATGGAGAAATTTATAATCATAAAGAATTATACACTTATCTAAATGTTACACCTAAAAGTAATTCAGATTGTGAAGTTATAATATATCTCTATCAAAAATACGGGATTGAATATGCTATGAAAGTATTAGATGGTGTTTATGCCTTCATTTTAGTTGATTTTAATAAAAAAAAAGTATATGCAGCGAGAGATTTATTTGGAGTCAGACCTTTATTTTTAAATACATTTATGCAAACAGAAGATATAATGACAACTGGTTATGCTTTTGCAAGTGAACTAAAATCTATAGAAGGGTTTGATGAGTTTACAAACGATGTAAAACAGGTAACGCCAGGTAGTTTATTGACTTTTAACATAGAAAATTTTAGGGTTGAATTTGAATCTCAAAAACAAGTAAATAGTGTACATCATTTTTGTAATTTGCAAAAAAATGATTCGTTGCTAAATAGAAATAAAATTTTACAGAGCGTATTTGATAATTTAGAACAAGCAGTGATAAAAAGAGTTAAAAATACAGAGAGGGATGTTGCTTGTTTATTATCAGGAGGACTGGATAGTAGTTTAGTTGCAGCATTGGTTAAACGACATTATAAGGGAGATTTACATACATGGAGTATAGGTATGGAAGGGAGTGAAGATTTAAAATATGCTAAACAAGTTGCAGATCATATAGGTTCTATTCACCATTCTGTAGTTGTTAGCGAAGAAGAATTTTTAAGTTATATACCTGAAGTAATTAAAACCGTAGAGAGTTACGATACAACTACTATAAGAGCAAGTGTAGGTAATTGGTTGATATGTAAACACATTAAAGAAAAGTCAAATGCAAAGGTTATTTTTAATGGGGATGGTGCCGATGAAGTAATGGGAGGTTATATGTATTTTTATATGGCACCTACATCATTAGATTTTGACAAGGAATGTGTTAGATTATTGAATGATATTTGTTATTTTGATGTATTGAGGTCAGATAGAAGTATATCTTCTCATGGTTTGGAAGCAAGAACGCCATTTTTGGATAGGCAATTTGTATCAAATTATTTATCTATTCATCCTGATTTACGTCATCATAAACAAAATAAACAATGTGAAAAATATATTATGCGAAAATCTGTCGAAATATTTGGAGATAATTTACTACCTAAAGAAGTATTATGGAGAACAAAAGAAGCATTTAGTGATGGTGTTAGTAAACAAACTAAATCTTGGTTTGAAATAATACAGAATCATATAAAGTATAATGTCTATGATCATATCACCGAAGAGGTTCAGGAAAATATTATTAATAATATGAATCCTTATAAATTTAATAAACCTAATACATTAGAACAATTGCATTATAGAGAAATTTTTGGAAAACATTTTAGATCTGCTAGTTGCCAAAGAATTATTCCATATTTTTGGATGCCTAAATTTGTAGAAGCAAAAGATGCATCAGCAAGAGTACTTGATATATATAGTGAAATAAATCAATAGAAATTATTGTATTTATAACTTTCTAATGCATAAATATATGTCAAAAAATAATAAAATTAAAGAATATAGAATAATGACAAAATCTTGCACAGATTGTAAAGGAACCGGATTTGTGAAAATTTCACAAGAAAAATATAATAAAATAAAATATTGTGAAGTTTGCATTAATGACGAGAGATGTTATAGATGTGAAAATATAGAACGTTTAGGCACATATATTTATTGTGAAAAATGTTGCGGGGATGGTTACATTGAAAAGAAAATTTATTCTAAAAAATCTAATTAAAATATATAATGAATTTATTTGATTATATATTTGTAATATTAACATTTTCATGGTATATATTTTATGGATTAACTTTTGTAAATATTATACCTAATGCACAAAGATATTTTTTAAATTTTGTATTTTATTATGAGGTATATGTGTGTTTATTATTAATATTTTATTTTAATCCTTATAAAAATATAACTTTAACTAGTGTGAAAAAACAAATGGTATTTAGTGCAGCATTAATGCTTTTATTTTCAATAGGTATTAAAAATATATTAAGTAAATTAACGCAACATTTCAAATACCTTTTTCAAAGGTAATAAAAATATTATAAATTTCTCAAAAAAAAAAGAATAAATTAATAGATTGAATAATCACGGATTTGTTTTGCTTTTAAACGTTGTAGTCTGTCCATAGAACCAACATTGGATTCTACATCAGATTGTGATTTATACATAAACCCTTGTTTATAGTTTTGTTTATTTTTCGTTGTAGTTATATCTTGTTTGTTTATTGATATTTGCTGAATATTAGGCGATATAGAATTTATTTCAGTTTTATTTACATTTAATGTAGATTGTTTTCTATTAACAGAACTAGGTTGTCCAAATCCATCACTAGAAAATAAATTGTCTAAAGTTGTATGAGGACTAGGATTAACAGTTTTTGTTCCGTTGTGAAAACGACTACGCAATGGGCGACAAGGGGCATTTTTGGATTGGCTTATACCAACATTTTTTTTAAACAATACAAGGTTATCTACGAAACAAACACGTTTTTTTGTTCTACAATGAGTCATTTATATATATATATAAATATAAAATTATATGCTAAGAGATTGAGGGAAATATCTTTGTTGATACTCTTTGTCAATGTTAATATTTACGTTTACCAATTGATTTTCTCTCCAACATTTCAATAAAAGATTTGTAGGACTTTCTTCAAATTCAAAACAATTATTGATTCTATTTGTATTTAAAAATTGTATAACCCTGTCATTTACAAAATGATGTGGAATTCTCATGTAAACACGAGGTTTGTATGAATAAACATTATAAATAATATTTAATAAACCAAAAACAATTATCGTGAATTTAATCATATAATTAAATATAATGATATGATTTAAAATTATTTTAAAATATAATTTAAAATATTAATATATGAAGGGTGATAAAAATAAAAGTGTTTTGGCTAGTTTATTAGGTTCAACCGTATCAGGTGTTTTTGAAATAGGATTATTTCATCCTCTAGATACAACAGCAAAACGTCTTATGAATAATAAAACAAATGTAAATTTTAATAATTTTAAAAAAACTATTTTACAGAAGCATCATCATAAGGGGTGGATTAGAGGACTACCATCTCTTTATCCTGGGTTAGGGTTTGCAACGAGTTATAAAGTAACACAGAGGATTTATAAATATACTGGACAAAATGTACTGAAGAATTATTTTTTAAACAATCACAAATCAAAATTTGAAAGTGTTTTTGGAGAGAAAAATGGAAATGTAATGATTAGTGCTGTTTCGGGTTCTTTAATTGGAATAGGAGAAATAGGATTGCTTCCTCTTGATATATTAAAGATTAAGAGCCAGGTTAATCCAGAAGCCCTAAGTAATAAAGGTATTGTTGATTTAGTTAAAAAAGAGAGATTTAATTTATATGCTGGATGGAGATGGACAGCGTTAAGAAATGCTCCAGGTTCTTTTACACTTTTTGGTGCATCTACATTCTTTAAATCTAAAATTTTTGGATTAGAAATAAATGATAAGGCTAGTTTATTTCAACATTTTGTAACATCGTCGTTAGCATCAACCGCATGTATACTGGTTTCATCTCCAATGGATGTCATAAAAACAAGAATTCAGGCACAAGAGTTTGGTAAAGCAGATAATGGAATGAAAATAGTAAAAGATATGGTTAAACATGAAGGGATGGGTAGTTTTTTTAAAGGAGTTGTTCCAAAGGTTGGTTCTATTGGTCCTAAATTAACATTTAGTTTTACAATTGCACAATATTTAATAGACCACTTTAATGATTTATTGAGAGTAAATGATGGAGGTAAATGATTTGATGTAAATAATATATAAATTATATTTAAATATTATTTAATTCCACTGTTTATTACGTAATTTTGGATTAATTTCTAGTTTGGGGATTTCATCCATATCTTCAAGAGATGAAAGAACTATAGGATCGCATGATTTTATATTATTTAATTTGCATACTGGGGCATGTAATCTACTAATTAAACAACCTTTTGCATTTTTAGAATAAACACTTTGACTGGCTAATTTAATATGTAATCTACATGGTTGTAAATTATATTCGTTTACATTGGATATTTCAAAAAAGATAAGTGGTTTTTTATTATTATCATCAATAGTAAAATGTATTTTATTTCTTATAAATCTAGGTAAATCTTCTGTTACTGGTTCGGTTCTACTACTTGTTTTATATCTACTTGTTAATGAGTACCTTTGGGCATCTTCATGAAATTCTAATTCTTCTTCTTTGTATGAAAATCCTTTTTCTTCAATAATATTAACTTTTTCTCCTCTAAATCCCATATCAATAAGCATATAGTTATCACCTTGTTGGATAAATAATTTTTTAATATACTGATTATTTTTCCAACGAGCCGGTCCGGGTTCTGATTTTCCATTAATAATAAGTTTTTCACCATCAACCGTATCTTCTAAAAGTCTAAATGAACCAAAATAGTCAAACTCATAGTATTCACCATCTAAAGTTTTGATATGTGGATCGCCCATAATACTCTGAGTTAAGGATGGTTCTGTAAGATCACGATAATGATAATTATTTGTATTAAATGATTTATAATTAGTAGTGGATCCTGAGCCTGTTGGTTCACCGTCGGTATCAGTTGCGTGTTTAAAACTGTAATGACCTCCTTTAAGTGCTGTACCACCAGTATCAGTATTGGCTGCTGTTGTATTACTACTGCCATTTTTACTATAATCAATATAAAATGCGGGGATTTGGCTAGCAGACCCACTATTAAAATAACCATTAAGTAAAGAACTATTACTATTTTTTCCTACAAATTGTACATTTGAAGTTGTACCACCATTAGTATATCTTAAAATAAAATCAGTTGCAATAACAGCATCCGTTGTGTTGGCTCGAAATTGGTCCGGAATATATACAGGATAATTTCCTGAAGTTAAATCAGTACCACTACTGTTTTTCCATGTCCCCACTGTTGTAATTGCACTTGAATTTCCCGCAGCGTTTACTGCTAAATCATGTCCAACATACGTTGAACCATTTGCTGCTAATGCAGTTGAAGGTAAATGAATTTTAATATCACCTATTTGAGATGTGTTCATAACATCTTCTTCTTCTTCCTCATCCCATTCTTCATATAAAGAACGTGTGCATATTTCTACACTATATTTTGCCATTTCAGTAGCAGAGATTTCCTCATTATATCTATTACAAAGTTGTATTGTAAATTTAAGACCATAACCTTCCATATTACTAGTCATATATGACATTTGACTTGAACTCGTACTTTTTCCAGTGGAAGTAGTATGTGTCGTTGATAAAGACGCTGTTGTTACTACATCTGTAAAATAACCACCGCTATTATTTGTTATTGAAACGGTATCAATATATATATCTGTGCCATCACTATTTGCTGACATTATAATACTTAATTATATATTTTATTTTACAAATAAAATAAAGCATATATGGTATAAAATTTTATACATGTTAAAAATAAATACATACCTATATAATTTACTTTTATTTATTTAATATATTTAAATAGTATTTCTTCTTATTTTATATGTCAAATAAGGGAATTGATTTAATAATTAATTATAAAGATATGTTAGAACGAAATATTTTAAGTATGGAACATAAATTAAATAGGCAAAAATTAGAATTACAAGAAGTTATTTTATATTTAACAGAAAATTGTGATCATAAAATAGAAATAGATTATATTGATTCTATAAAAAATGGTGAAACAATGAGTCAAATTATAAAGTATTGTAAAGAATGTAATTTGACATTTTAATTTTTATAGACAGAATGATAACAATTCCATCCTCCTGAATTTATCTTTTTTCCGCAATATTTGCATTTATTTAATATGAATACATGTTCTCTACATGATTTTCTATGAGAAAATCCACCATAACTTGGTTTAAACATATCGCCACATTTAATACATTTTTTGTTATAAATAGGGGGTTCATACTCACGAATACATAAATTTCCCATTTAATATAATATTAAATATAATAGTTAATTTTAAATTATTATATTTATTTATCTTTTGGCTAACCATGGAATAACTTTTTGTTTTTTATCTGATAAATTTCCATCAATATCGTTAATTTTATCAAAATGTGTTGAGAAAAATAATTCTATAAAATCATCGTCTTTTTTTATTTTTGTTTCACTTATTTTTTTTGTGAGAATATTACCACATGTTCCATCTGAAGGATCGAATGTAGTTTTTCCTTCAGTATTATAGAAATAATCTGTTTCTTCAGTAACTGTTTGTTTTTCAACACCATCAATCGGTTCAAAACTCATAGAACCATCTGCAGGATTAATCCAATATTCTGTTCCAGGATGTAAATCCATTTCTCTACATGAACCAATAGTTTTACTTGCATCCCATGATTTTTGCTTCAAACTTTTAACAGGTTTTTCAACAAAAGGTTCGGTAGGTACATTCCATTGTGGTTCAGAATTAGTCCCATCTTTTTTTACACCATAAAAATATGCTTTTCCTTCTGGATTTGTTGCCATATACCATCCTTTTTGTAATTTATTGCATTTTTCTTGAACCGGGTTACAGTAAGGTTTTTTAGTATTTTTACAATCTTTATGTTCAATACAAACATCTCTTTTTTTTATACGTTTGCATTGTTCTGATTGTTTTGGTTTTTCCCATTGGGATTTATCTGTAAATGAACCATCTTTATTTCTTTCAACCCAATAAAGTTCTCCAGACTTAGGGTCTACTTCAGAAACCCAACAAGTTTTTTCTTCTTTTTTTTCTTCTATAGGTTCTGGTATAGGAATAGGTTGTGGCATTGGTATAGGTGTTGATGGTTTTATTAATTCTTCTTTAATTTCTTCTATTTTAATAGGTTGAGTATCTTCTAATTCTAAAACAGTTTTTTCTTCTTTTGTTTCTTTTGCAATTGCGGCTTTTGCCATATCAGTACCGGCACAACATTTGCATTTAGGATCAGTAACCCCTTTTGCTTGACAATATCTACAAACCATTTTTTTGGCAGGTCTTCGACAACTAGATGGTATATCTTTTTTTTCACCAGAACCACTTGATGTAGAACTATCATTTGATGTAGTATTTGTATAAAATCCAGTATGTGCATTATTTCTCCATGTTTTATCATTTTTATCCCATTTTCTATCAGGATTTGTATCGTCTCCATAACACGTTTTATTATATTCTGTCATCATATTATTAGCATATGTTGTACAACCGGGATTTTTGTCTGGATGAAATTTTTGAGTCTTTTTTCTAGCAAGCGTTCGTGTCTTAGGGCAATTAATACTTCCATCATCATTTACATGATTAACGGATTCACATTTTTGTTCAAGTTCCATTGCTTTAAATTGTGTCAAATTTCTTATTTCTGCTGGGTTAAGACTATCTTCTTTTTGAGAGTGATTTATTGCAGCGCTATTCATTCGTTCTCCCTCTTTTCTTTTAGCATCACGATATTTAGATGACTTAGAAGATTTACCACCGCCTCCGCGTATTTTTCTAGTTCTTTTTTTTCGGTTATATTTATTTCTTAATCGTTTTTTTGAATATTTATGTCTCAACATTTCGTATATAATATCTAGATATTTTAACTAAATATTATACTCTTAAAATTCGGTTGGCATTGTTCTATTTCCTCCCCGGGAATTTAAGTAATCTGACTGTTCTTTAGTAATGCAAGCACATCCTCCACCACCACTTACATTGGAGAAACTACAACACTTACCATCAAATTCATTATTTGCATACATAAAAAGTTGTCCTTCAGGAAGAGGGATCGTAGGATTTAAACTACCTCCAGCCATTTCACTCATATCATGTCGCTTTTCATATTTATCATTATGAACACCTTTATTCATTGTATATTCTAATGTTGATCCGATAGTATCCATTCCTTCTTTTGTAAAACATCCGCAAAATAAGTGGCATCCCATAATCATTCCAATAATTACAGAAATAACGATGCACTCGACACGTAACTTTAATCCAAAAACTTTAATAAACATTATATACAATATTCATAGATAAAAATTAAAATAGTAAATATAAATTATCTCTTATGTCTAAAATATTTTCAATAGCACTATTATAATCTTTCACTAAAATGTTGTTAATCCTAAAACTATCTGTATCGGTAATTAAATGATATAAATTATTTCGTTTTACTTTTTGACCTTTAAAACCTAATGTACTTAAATTCCCTAAATCTTTGTGTTTCATAAATAAATTAGGACCTCCTATCAAATTTTGCCCACCAAATGTATATTGACGAATATTGTCTAAATCACTACTATCAATATGCACTGTAGATATGACTCTTTCACCATTAGAAAGAATATCGCCCGGTTTAATATCTTTTATCTTTATTTTTTTTCCTTTTTCGGTTTCTAATATAGTATTACCATCAAATCCACTTTCCATATATTTATGAATGTTTTCAAACCCACCATTCATTGGAATGTATTTCCATAGTTTTAATTTCATCATATCTGTGGGTGTTAATTCATCCCAATCCATAAATATCATACTACTAATATGTATTCTTTTTGAACTTGTATTTAAACAATATATTATCGGTTCTTTATAATTTTGTATCAATGTTGCATTAGGATGATTTTTAACATCGATCCAACCTAATCTTTTATGAAATAATTTATGTGTTCCAGATACAATTAATCCATTTAAATAAAACATATCACGATTGTCTGTAGATATTTTAAAAATAGCATTAATTCTTGATGAATCATATAAAATATCTCCAGGTTTTAATTTAGATATTTCTTTATAGCCATTTTTTGTTTGTATAATAGTAGATTTATCAAAACATCCAGGTTTTCCTGGAACACTTACACTAGGATGAACGTTTAAAATTTCTGTCATGGCTACAACTATAAGTATAATAGGTATGGAAATTAATAAAAAAAACAAGGTTCCTGATGCTGCTGCAGGCCATGTAAAAGGTAATATCCATAAAAGTATAATAACTGCTGCAATTATAATAAGAACTAAAATACAAATTTGTAAAAAGGCTCCTACAAATGATTTTAATGTTAGATAAGCACCATAAACTGTCATTAGTCCAGCAACCATAGTTCCACTAACTTTGTTTAATAAATCTTTCATTTTAATGACCATTGTTTGTAGTGGAATCATAACATTGAGAATTCTAGCAATCATGTATTCAAATATTTGTTTTAGTTTATCACGTAAAACAAACATAAACATTCTTACTTTATTTACTGTATCCATGAGAACGGCAAAAAATTGTGAAAGAAGATCACTGATATAGTAGAGAGGTTTGGTGAACAAATCTATTATTTTGGACAAAATACTAGTAGTGCATTGTATAAAATTTTCATTTGTGTAATCTAACTGAGATGCTCCTGGGGGAGCATTAATGTATCCGGCAAATGGCATAACAGATGGTTTACATCGTTCATTTACCCAATTTTGTCTTATAGGTGCAATATTACTTTCAATGTAATAGTATGAAAATATTAAGAAAAATGTTAATAATACAACAACGGTTACAACTGTGGAACCGCCATATTTGTCTAAATATGTAGTTTTTTTATATATTGTATGAAAATAGTCACTAAATGTGTCATAAATATTTTCCATATATATATGACATATAAATTAAAAGAAATTTAATCTTCCCAATCCCAAAAAATATGCTCACCAATTTTTATTTGATGATTAGATGTTATTAAACAAACATATTCATTATCAAATTTTTTTGTTTTTTCTGCTCTCCAATAGTCTTGCATTTTAATATAATTTTTTAGAAATCTAGGATCTCTATATTTTCCAAGTTTATTTATAGGGCAAACGTGGTGTTCTCCGGTAACATAAATCCAATCTAATAATTCTTTTGACCAAATTCTATAATAAGGATTTATTTCATTACCTTTCAATCGTAATAATCCCAATACTTCACTTCCATTTTCTAAAATATCTCCTAATTTAACATTTTTCATTATAATTTTAGTTCCAGAATGTAATTTAATAGGTGTTTCTGGAGAGAAACATAATTCTTGTAATGTTTGACCAATTGGTCCATTGTAAACACTACGTCCAGTTAAAACTGCACCCTGAATCATATACATAAAAGTCATAACAATACCCATTAATTTCATAACTAAATCTTTTGTTTTAATAATTAATTTTTGAAACTGGATAATTATATTTACAAGCATACCATAAGTATCACCAATTACATTGGTGACCATATTTCTTAAATAATCTATAAATTTTCTTATAAATTGTATTCTTTCTAATAAAAATCCTCCTAATTCGGTAATCATGCCTAAAACATATTGAATTGGATTGAGGAAAAATCCCATTAAATCTTTTTGAATATTTCCAACACAATATGAAAAATTTTCCATGGGGTCTGATCCAAAATAACTAGCAAAAGGCATAGCAATTGGTTGGCATCTATACATTGGCCAATCTTCTTTAATTTCCTGCATTTTAACAGTTAATGCGGAAGATGAATATAAAAATACAAAAATAATAATAATAATAATAGTTGATACAATATCTCCGAACTTCATAATAAAATATAGTGTTATTTTTATTTTTAATAATTTGAGTTAAAATAAAAATAATTAACCTATTGTAACAAAATCAGCAACTCCTAATTTTTTTGCTTCCTTTTTATGTTCACGTCTTTTTAAATTTGCAATCATAGCATCAGAAATCATCATTTTTTTTTGTTTTTGCTTTTTTTTATTATATGCAACTACATCTTTACTTGTTAATCCTCCCAATCCTCCTTTTTTGCGACGTTTGCGGCGTTTGCGAGTCTTGCGGCGTTTGCGAGTCTTGCGGCGTTTGCGAGTCTTGCGGCGTTTGCGAGTCTTGCGGCGTTTGCGAGTCTTGCGGCGTTTGCGAGTCTTACGAGTCTTTCTGCGGCGGCGTTTCATTCTTCCTCCAGTATAATCATTGTTTGCAGTTGTATCTGATTCAATATCATTATCAAATTCACTATCAGCAGCACCTTTTAAAATATTACTAATGCCTCCTGTAATGGATGCATTCCCACTATCACCTGCTTGGTCCATTTGCGGTACAGTAACATCTCCTCCTCCTCCAGACATCTGTTTTTGCATTTCACTCATATCTGCATTGCTTTCTTTAGAATTTTGTATAGAACCTTTTATTGCACTGTTTGCAGATGTTTCACTCACTTCTGGTTTAGAAAATTCAATAGGAACTTCACCACCCCTTTGTTTTCTTCTTCTTCTTCTTAATTTCATATATATATATTACAAACAAATAAATATTATAACTAAAAATAAATATTATAAATAAAAATAAATATTATAAATAAAAATAAATATTATAAATAAAAATAAATATAGGAAAATAAATTTAAGAATTATATATGGATTTTAAAATAGATGATCAGACTCGTCTAAATTTTGATAAAATGATGAGAGAAGAAGGTGTTCAAAATAATACATCAAAAATTAGGACACTAAAACACAGTAAAAAAATACGCGAACAGGTATCAACTATTATGGGAATTAGAAATAAATATCAAAGACTTGATAAAGATTTAATGAATAGAATGATTGACTCTAAATGTGGATGGTTAGTTCAAAATTACTCTAATTTATTTATAAAATTAAAAAAAAATCAATTAAATTTGCAAATTTTAAATAATTTTTTAAATACTTTATCTCAAATAGAAGATGGTGACATAGATCAACATGAAGGGTCGGTTAAAGTTGGTCAATTATTAAAAAAATTATATATTGATAGTGCTTTGAAGAGTAAAAAACAAATAGAAGATAAAGAAAAGAAAAAGAAAAAGAAAGGATATAAAAAACCTAAAAAATTATCATGGAAAGAGTATAAATTAACATTGCTTGAAAATAATAATCAAATAAATAAGTAATAATATTAATAATAATTAACAATAAACAGTAATAAAATTGATTTAAAATAATGAAAATTATTAATTTTAAACGTAATGAAATTAATAATTGTAGAATCTCCCGCTAAATGTGGTAAAATAGAAAGTTTCTTAGGGACAGGATATAAATGTTTGGCTAGTTTTGGCCATATACGAGAAATTGCAAATGGTTTAAAAAG